CAGATCAGAAACCCGACCCCAAGTGGGTCAGAAAGGACAGGCAGATGAACCCAGTATTCGATGCGTTTGAAAAGATCGGGCAAGCAATGGCAGAAGCGGAACTGGTTGCGGAAATCGCGCGATTGGATGAGGCGATGTTGTGGTACTTGAACTGCGCGAACGAAACGGTAGAGCAGCGCAAGGCTTTTGAGGCAATGCAAGCCGCATCCAACAGGTGTATTGAGATTGGAAGGGCAGCGAACCTAGCCGCAGTCAGAAAGACAGGCAAATGACACAGTACAAAATTGCAGAGGTTTGCGGCGACACTGGTGGTTGGGATGTTGTTGCAGAGTTTGAGGCTCGCAACGATGAGGCTGCAAACGAATACGCAGAGGAAAACTACGGCGACCTTGATTGGTATGTGCTTGATGAAAATGGCATAAACATCAACGGAGGCTTGGATGAAAATGCGTGAGGAATGGATGCGAACACAGTGCTTGGAACTTGTAGGGGCAGCGCTGCATCAAATGCACAAGAAGGTAGATGCGCGGCGGCGAAAAAAAGAATGCGGTTGGGTTGGTTCATCGCCCGATCCAGTCGTTGTGCGCCTGTTGCACAGAATCAATAAGTACGAGGTTGTGCAGCAGTGTTTGTTGGGCGAGGAACCCATGACGGCGATTGCGTACAAATTAGGTTGGAGACCGTCAGTTTACTATCAGTATACGATATCAGAATTAGATGAGCAGGCGGCGTTGTGGATCGAGGCCACCTATCCGATTGATAGCAAGGAGGAGGACGATCAGTGATTACCGACTACCAAAAATCGCAGCGAGCAAGGGGCGTAGGCAGCAGTGATGTGCCAGTTATTTTGGGTTTGTCGCCGTTCAAAACCCCGTACGATTTATGGCTTGAACGGATGGGTCGGATAGAGCCGCCGCCCGAAACGGAGGCTATGACAATCGGCTCGCAAATTGAACCGTTGCTATTGTCAATGGCAGCACAGCGTATCGGCGAGCGAGTCGTGCGACCATCGCAGACATTCGTGGGCGGTAAGCCTCACCATCGCGCAAACATTGATGGGATGGTTGGAATTGCCAAGCGCGGACATCCGATAGTGGAGGCAAAGAGCACGGGATGGCTTGAAGGTTGGGGCGCAGATGGCACGGACGAAATCCCTGAAGGGGTTAGGGCGCAAGTGATGTATCAAATGCTGATCACTTCAAGCACCATTGCGTATGTTGCTTGCCTACGAGCAGATCGCGGACTTTCGTTCACTTTGCACCCAATCGAATATGACGAAGGGCTTGCGGTGGCAATCGTTGGCGCGGTTGATGACTGGTGGGGCTATGTTCAATCAGGAACAGCACCTAGCAGCAGCCCATCGTTGGAATGCGTCAAGCGTATGCGGTACTCCGAAGATGCTGCGCCCGTAACTATTGACGATGCGCTTCTGATTGCGGACATAGATGCGCGACAAAGTTTGCAGCAAGCAGAGGCATACGCAGATACATGTAGGGCGAGGCTACTTGCCGCACTTGGCGAATCGCGTACAGGACAAAGCAAAGATGGTTGCTACAGCATCAAGGTAGCAGCCGTGAAAACGGAACGATTTGACACAAGGGCGTTTCAGCAAGGGCATCCCGAACTTGCCGCCCAATTCAGAATTGCGGGTGGTTACAACAGAGTGACCGTCAAGGAAAGGAAGAAGCAAACCAAATGAAGCGAGAGACAGATGACTACAGAGCGGTGGAGGATGACGATAAGGCGGTGGTGTTTTGCGCGTTGTTGGAGGCGCAGCAGGCAATAGCATCAGTGGTAAAGGACGCGAAAGCAAACTATGGGGAGCGAGCGCGATATGCGTATGTCAGTGCGGATCAGATGGTGACGGAGTGCCGCAAGGCTTTGCATGCGGCAGGACTTATCTTGCTGCGCGAGTCGTACAGCGTTCAGTCCAGTGCCGAAACAGGCATGGTGTTGTTTAGCAACTACCTGTTGGTTCATGCTGCGTCAGGCATATCGGTTGCAAGCAGTCAATCTCCATGGTTTATCATTGAAGCGCAAGGGCGACCACTTGACAAGGCGCTTGCGGGAGCGTTGACCACGAGCCTGTCGTACTACCTCCGCGACCTATTGCTTGTGCCGCGCGAAGATGAAGCAGAAATGGATCAGCGCAACGACACGGAACATCAGCCCAACAGCATCGGAATCAAGGGCGCGATTGCGTTACGCAAAGCGTTGGTTACTGCGGGCTGCAAGGAAGGCGCACTGCGATCTGCAATGCAGCAAAGCGGTGTAAATGTTCCTGATGACATGGCAACATGGGATCGCGCGTGGATGGAACGCATCAATGGATGGGTTGAACGCAACACGGTGTATGCTGACATTGCTGACGAAACGGTTGAAAGGTCTAGCCGAACAGGTGTATCTTGAACAATTGCAAAAAAACAAATCTAATTGCAGCACAGCAGAAGCATGTGCAGGAAAAATTCATCACGACCGCACAGTTGGCAACCGCCTTGGGAATTACACTGCAACGAGTATCGGCAATAGCACGAAGCAGAGGGATATCTTGTGTGTGGTTTGGAAATAGGCGTATGTGGCTAAGATCGCACTTTGATTCATTTGCACGCAGACCAAACGGAAGACCGAGAAAACAATAACAGCGCACGGCATAGTGGGTATTGGGTCAGTACCCATTATGCCGTGTTCACGGCAGAAAATACTTTCAGCCTTTCGATCAGGCTGCGAACCTTGCGAGGTGATCGGTGCTATGCGCGGCGGCATTGACGCGGCGATGGTTGTAGTGATACGGCTTGCCCCTACCGTATCCCATTGTGGGTTGTTTGCAATGCGCTCGACAACGCACGAAGCGGCTGCTCACCACAGCGAAATGGTAGATGCGTTGGCAAGGTTGACGGATGACGATGCGAAATGTTCAACAACCCAAGCCTTCGCGCTCCCGCATCTCGCGGGGGCTTGGTCTCAGGAATCAGATGCGCATGGAAACAAAAAATGGCGAAACGAAAAAGTAAGGGCGTTAGGGTAACGGGCAAGTGGTCTGAAGGTGAATCGATAGTTGATATCAGCCGACTGCTGCTCGACAAGGACATGCAGGCACGGGCAAAAATTTGCAACGAGGCAGTCGATGAATATGCGGAAGGCATGGCAGACACAGAAAACAACAAGCCGCTGCCACCGATCAGCGTTGTGGTATCTGACGAGGACGCAAAACAGGGTTGGGTAGTCGATGGTTGGCATCGGGTACTTGCCGCACTCAAGGCGGGGCTATCTGAATTGCCTGCGGTGGTCAAATTCGGCACACGCACCGATGCAATGGCTGCCGCTGCCGCTGCCAATCAACAGCATGGTGTACGGCGCACGAACGCAGACAAGCGGCTATCTGTCATGCTGATTCGGCGTGCTTTGCCCGACAGCAGCGTGGCATCGTGGGCTGCACAGTGTGGGGTTACACGAACCTTCGTCTACAACCTAATACAGAAGGAACGCGACACGGAACTGGCAATGCTCGATATCGAAAGTGTGCCAAAGCAAATGGCAACGCCGCAGATAGTGGAACTGGATGCGGAAACCAAAGCCAGTAGCGAGGAACACGATCCGCAAATCGCGCTTGTGATGAAACGCATGGCAATCGCTACAAGGGATGCGTCCACACTGTTCGAACTCATTGCGACAATCAAACAGAAAATCGTGATCGCAGCAGCCGCAAACGCAGCCGAACCCGACATTACCACTTTTCTCAATGTGCAAACCATGTTGTGCGACTTGGAAGCCGTCAAATCAGCAATCCGCAACGCTTCACCACATTCCATTTGTCCAGTATGCGGTGGAATGGGCTGCGCAATGTGCCGTCAGCGGGGTTGGGTATCAGTGCAGCAATACAAACTCATTCCTAAATCGCAGCGAGAGGGGGTAGCCGAATGAATCTGCGGGACTTTCAACAGCGAGCGGTCGAAGCCATTATTTCAAGACTCGACAGCGACAGAAGGACGCTGCTTGTCATGGCAACAGGGCTAGGCAAAACCGTTGTTTTTGGCGAAATCATTAGGCGATTCCTACATGATCATCCGCATGAGCGCGTAATGGTTCTCGCGCACCGCGAGGAATTGGTAATGCAGGCGCGTAAGACAATCGAAATGATAAGTGGCTATGCGGTTGCAATTGAAATGGGCGAGCAGCGCAGCGATGAATCTGCATGGCGCAAGGAATCGGTGGTGGTATCTACCGTTCAGACACAATGCGCAGGGCGCAACGAACGCAAGCGTATGCAGAGATTCGATGCTGAACGGTTTGGTTTGGTGATAATTGACGAGGCGCACCACGCAGTAAGCGGTTCCTATCGCCAAACCATTGACCATTATGGGAAAGGCGGGTTGCGTTTGCTAGGTGTTACGGCAACCCCTGATAGACATGATCGCGTAGGGTTACTAGACCTGTTTGGCAGCATCGGCTACGAATTTGGAATGCGCGAGGGCATCGAAAGCGGATGGCTTGTGCCAATCAAACAGCGCGTAGTCAATGTGCAGGGGCTTGACTTTAGCACATGTCGAACGCAGGCAGGCGATTTGCATGCAGGCGACTTGCGGCGGGTGGTGGAGTACGAGGAAGTGCTGCACGGCATGACCTATCCAACAATCGAAATAGCAGGCAATCGGCGCTGCATCGCATTTTGCGCAAGCGTTGCCCATGCGGAGCGTGTCGCGGAAATTATAAATCGACACCGTCCCGCATCAGCGGCTTGGGTATGCGGCGAAACACCGCGAGATGAGCGGCGTAATATATTCCGCGACTTCAGCAGTGGACGGCTTCAATTCCTTGTAAATGTGGGCGTAGCCACCGAGGGATGGGATGATGCCGCGCTTGATGGCGTTGGCGTAAGCGTGGTTGCAATGATGCGCCCCACCAAGTCCCGCGCGCTGTATTGCCAGTGTATTGGACGAGCGACAAGACCAGTACCGAAGTTGTTAGACGGACTGACGGAGGCGGCGGCACGCAGGGCAGCAATTGCCCAAAGCCCAAAACCCGCCGCAATCATCCTTGACTATTGCGGCAACGCAGGCAGGCACAAACTCGTGCATGCGGCTGATGCACTGGGCGAATCGTTTAGCCACTCCGTGCAAGAGCGAGCCCACAAGGCGGTCAATCGGCAAGCAGCCGATGACGAAATAGATGTGCTTGAGGCATTGACAAGGGCAGAAATAGAGGAACAGCGCATCGAAGAGCGCAAAAAGCGGCGGGGTATTGTGGTCAAGGCGCAATATGCCGTTCAGGACATCGATCCGTTTAGCCTCATTGAACTGGCGCATGACAGAACGCTCGCATGGTCGCGGGGCGATCCGCCGACAGACAAGCAGGTTGACTTTTTGCGGCGGCTGCGGGTCGGCATACCTGATATGTTGACTAAGCAGGAGGCGGGAAGGCTAATCACCGCTGCCATATCAACGCCTACGCCCAAACAAAGTGCGGTGCTGCTGCGGCATGGGCTAGACCCTGCGGACTTTGATCGGCGGTCAGCAAGCGCCAAACTGTCGGAGATATTCGGGCGATGAGAACCGAATCGAAAGACATTCCGCGCTCGCGCATTCGGGCATGGGTGCTTGATCAGCAATCAAATTATGCGAAGGTGATTATCGTCAAGCCGCGCGACTTCAAGCAGTGGCTAGAAGTAATCGAGCGGCAGCGCGAAACGGTCGAAAGGTTCCTTATAGAGTCGGGCTACACCATTGTGAATGACGAGGACGGCAAGCCATGACATACAAGACGCATCAAATTGTGATGATCCGCGCTCGCATTATGTCCGAACGGGATGGCGAGTGGTCGTGTGCGCCAGTGGATCGCACGGGCAAAGACATAGACAACGCCCTAACGCTAACCGTACCGCCTGCTGCAATCGTAACTATTGCGGAGGCTGCAGAGGCAATTGCCAAGCGGCGGCAGCCAAAGCAAAAGGAGGAATGGTGATACTGCGAGACAGGCGAACAGGCGAAGTAACATTCGATGGGGTGCGAGCGAGCCGCGCCGTGCCTTGTTGGGTATGTGCCGACCTGCACAAGCGGCAATCTTGGTGTCTAGTCGATCTACAGCGCGGCAAGTGCATCTGTCCCCGTGTCGAATCAGGGAATCGCATTGGTAATGCGGGTTGGCTGCATGAGCGCGGACATGCAATGCCGTGTGTATCTAGGGTAGAAATCAGAAAACCGCTTATACGCGATCAGGCGATAGATTGGATGTCGGAGTGGCGCAAGGCGGTAGATGCTGCCGTCAACCAACCGCTTGACGATTGGCTGCGCGAAACCCTAGCCCTATCGAAAACCGAGGTTGCCAGTGTAGAAGTCGGCAATCGCAATGGAGATGCCGCATTCCTGATGACCGATGCAAACGGCAATGCAACTGGTTTGAAATTGCGAACGAAAAGCGGCAAAAAACTTTGTGCGCTTCATTCGAGACTTGGTGTTATTCGGGCTAAAGCATTCAATCCTGCGCTGCCCACCCTCGTAGTAACCGAGGGCGAAAGCGACCTGATGGTTGCGGCGGGTTGGGGTATGAACGCAGTTGCACGGGTTGGCTGCCGTTCATGTGAGGCAATTATCGTCCAACTTGCTCGTGGCAAGCGCACACTTATCATTGCCGACAACGATAGAGCAGGCATTGAAGGCGCAAAGGCGTTGCAAAAAGTTTGTGGGCAGGCAAACCGTGTCAGCATTGTTACCCCGCCAACAAGCGCAAAAGACCTACGCGCTTGGGCTAGGCTTGGCGCGACAAAAGCCGATGTGGTGTGGCGTTTGCGTTGTTGCGGTGGATAGCATAAGGGCATGGAGTCGGATTGCGAAGCCAAGCGCCGTGCTTGTGAGGAAAATGCTAGCCGTTGGCTTTTGTGTTGTACAATGTGCGATGAACGACTTCGTGTTATTTTATCCTTCATTCGCTACCACAAAGCACGCGGGAGACCAATGAATTGGCTAGACGAACTGGAAACGAAAATTCAGAATGTGCTGCAGCAAATGAACTGACCGAAGTGCGTTTGGTGTTGCCAATAAAACCCATTGCACAGCCTCGTCATCGGGCAACTGCCCGAAACGGCTTTGTCCACATGTATTTGCCCAAAACACATCCCGTGCAGGAATACAAACAGCAAATTATCAACGCTGTTATTGAAAAGGGGGTAGGTTGCATCGAAGGGGCGGTTCGTCTTGAACTGCTGTTTGGGTTTGCAAATACCGCAGTAAAAAAAACAGGTGGTGCTGTTGTCTATCGCACGGCGCGTCCCGACCTCGACAATTTGGAAAAAGCCGTAATGGATGCCTTGACTGCGGCAGCGGTGTGGAATGATGATTCCCAAGTAGCAGAAAAGACAAGCGCAAAGATATCGTCTTTTACCGATTTTTTGGCAATCACAATCAAAAGCATTCCGTTTGAAGTACCGCTTATACAACAGCAGGGAAAGTAGTGCCACACAAGATTCGAAGTCTGAACGAAACCACATACGGCTACCAGTGGCGCAAGAAACGACTTGCCGTATTGCGTCAACAACCGCTTTGCGCCCTCTGCCTAGCAGCGGGGAAAACGGTGGCAGCCGCTGTTGTTGACCACAAGGTTCCCCTATCGGACGGTGGTACAAACGACTCTAGCAATCTGCAACCGCTATGTAAGCGTTGCCACGACAACATCAAAACACCGCTAGATGTCAAGATACGGGGTATCCGCGAAGCAAATAGCATCACAATGTTCGTTGCTTGGATTGGTGATACCAGTGTGATAACCCCACCGTTTTCCCAAGGTCTTGATATGCGTTTGTTTCGCAAACAATGTGCAACTACGCTTGGTTGGAATGAGGCGCATCGCATCACCTTGGGCGCAATTGAAGGCATTTGTCGCTTCTCGCAAACGCAACCAATACAAGAATTGTGCGTCATTTTTGACGATTTGGCACACGCTCTATGGTGCAAAGCCTCCTTTTCTGTTGATATTGTCGTGCAGCCTATGGGCGATGCAATACCATTATCAAACAATGAGGAAAGCATTTTCCTAGCAGAACGCTTTGGCGTTGAATATGTTATGCGGCAAAAACCACAACGAGGCGAACAGCCTGCAAGGGCGTAACTGAACATGAGCGGCAATCCTCCAACACCAACAGCATTGCTTCGATTGGCGGGGTCTTATCGCGCCACCCGCAGAAAAAAAGAACCGCAGCCTGAACGCAAGAAATTGAAACCGCCTGCCAATGCCTCAGAGGAAGTTTTGGCTGAATGGAACAGATTGGTTGCCGTGCTTGAACCAATGCGAGTGATAACCGTTGTAGACGAACTCGCTCTTGAGCAATTTGCGGAATATCTAGTGCGTTGGAAAAAGGCAACCGCGCAACTTGAAAAATTAGGCGAAGTGATACCTGTTAGAAATGCGCAAGGCGCAGTTGTGTCATTCAAGCGGTCCCCATGGGTTGCTATGCAAATCGAATATGGGCTTATGGTTCGCCGTTACTCCTGCGAATTTGGTATGACACCCGCAGCGCGTTCAAGAGTTGAAACAACCCATGAAGAAACGCAAGACTTCACATTCAGTCGATCCAAAGCGGTTGGATGAATGGGCGGCAGAGCGCTTCAATCACCTACCCAATTATGACGCTATTGCAACGGCAGAGGATTGTGTTTGGAATCCTCGGGCCGCAGAGCATGTCATTCATTTTGTTGAACATGTGTGTCGTTTCACGGAAGGCGAATGGGCGGGAACGCAGTTTGCGCTATTGCCGTGGCAGCGTTGTCTGCTAGGCAATTTGTACGGTTGGCTGCGTCCCGATGGAACGCGCCGATATCGTCAGGCACATATTCTTATTCCGCGCAAAGCAGGCAAAACGGAACTGGCTGCCGCACTTGCGCTGTATCACCTACTTGCGGACGATGAACCAACGCCCGAAGTGGTTGGCATTGCCCGTGATCGGGCGCAGGCAAGGTTGTGTCTGAAACGGGCGTGCTCTATGGCAAGTCAGGAGCCGCGCATTGGGGCGCAAACACAACAGTATCAAGGCAGGCTCGTGTGCCCGCAAAACTACGGTGTGTACAAGGTGCTTTCAAGTGATGCGCCGTCTGCCCACGGTTTGAACACAAGTGCTTGCATTGCGGACGAGATTCACGCAATGGAAAATCGCAGGGAATTGTGGGAGGCGGTTATGACAAGCATGGGCGCAAGGAAACAGCCGCTGATGGTGTCAATCACTACGGCGGGAGTGCTGCGCGAATCGTTGGAATACGACCTGTTCGAATATGCAAAAAAAGTTTGTGGCGGGGTTGTCAAAAACAAGGGCTTTTTGCCTTGTTTGTATTACGCCGACATGGACGCAGATTGGAAAAGCGAAACAACATGGCGGCAGACAAATCCGAGTCTTGGCTACACCACAAGCGTTGACTGGTACACAACAGAGGCAAAGCGAGCGCACGATCAGCCGTCATACGAAAGCCCGTTTCGCACATACTTTTTGTGCCAACACATAACCACTTCGCATCGGTGGATACGCATGAGTGATTGGGACAAATGTGCCAACCGTGAGTGGTTCAGCGAGGACAAACTAAAAACCCTTCCCTGCTACATCGGTATTGATTTGGCGCAGACCACCGACCTAACAAGCCTTGCATTGCTTTGGGTTGACGGCGACAAACTTATCACGCGCTCGTACAACTATGCGCCCGAAGCGGGGGCGCACATTCGCAGCACGAGGGATGGCGTTCCATACGAGGAATGGTCGCGGAACGGTTGGCTTACGCTTACAAGCGGCGACACAACCGACTACGGCTATTTGCGTGAACAGGTCTTTGAGTTTGCAAAAAAGTACAAGGTGCGGCACATTGCCTACGACCCCTACAACGCGCAAAACCTCGGCAACGAATTAGAGCAGGGTGGTTTGTCGGTATTCCGTTGCCCGCAGTCTTTTTTGCAGTTAGCCACGCCCACCCGTATGCTAGAACGCGCAATCATCGCACACGAAATGATCCATGACGGCAATCCTGTGTTGGCGTGGGCAATGTCAAATGTGGTGGTTGATCGGGATAGTGTTGGCAACCCAAGACCAAGCAAAAAGCGTTCTGTCGAAAGAATTGACCCCGTGATTGCCTTGACGATTGCTATTGCGGCGGCAACACACGATGAGAAGCAGCGCAAGAGCATTTATGAAAGCAGGGGGCTAATTTGGCTTTAGTGTTTTGGGCTATTGTCTTACTCCCGCAATCGGGTAATTTGCAGCCATGAATTGGCGCACATGGCTTTCTGAAAAATTGCGTTTCAAAAGTCGTACTCCTGTCGGAATGCCCGTTCAAGCGGTGCAAACCTACACAGGCATTGCATCCGACACTGGTGAACTGATTACGCCTATTCAGGCGATGCAGTGCAGCACGGTGAATGCGTGTGTCAGTGCGATTGCAACCGAGTTAGCGAAACTGCCGTGGAATGTGATGGGAACAGGCGAAAGCGGTGGGCGTGAGGTGGTAGCAGAACACCCCGTATCGAAACTGCTATCCGACAACCCCAACCCCTCAATGGGTGCGATGACATGGCGCGAGTTGATGCTCACAAGCGCGGTGTTGACTGGCAACGGCTACTCGCTCATTGAACGCAACGATGGTGGTACTCCTGTTGCGCTCCATTTCCTGCGTGGTGATGAGGTGATGGTGCAAAAACTACCAAATGGCGAGGTGGTGTATCAGTGGAGCGGTTCGATGGAATCGGGGATACAAATCATTCCCGCAACCGATATGTTTCACCTGATGTGGAACAGCCCTGATGGGTTGTTAGGCTATAGCCCTATCAGTCTAGCGCGGCAGAGCATCGCGCTCGCCATCGCAGCAGAACGGTTTGGCGCAACCTACTATCGCAACGCAGCCCGACCTAGTGGCGCGTTGACTACCGACAAGGAATTGACGAGCGAAGCGGTACAGCGGATGCGCGAGTCGTGGGAAGCGCGGATGAGGGGGGTTGAGAATGTAGGTTCGATAGCGGTATTGGAGGGCGGGTTGAAATGGACGGAGATGTCATTGTCTCCGCAGGACTCGCAATTTATGGAGAGCCGCGAGTACCAACGGCTAGAGATTTGCAGCATCTTCCGTGTGCCGCCAAGCGTGATCGGAATTGGAGCCTCGTCCTACAGCAGCGCAGAGCAGGCTAACCGTGAGTGGGTAAGTAACTGCCTCTCGACTTGGGCGGCGCGACTAGAGCAAGAGGCGAATCGCAAACTGCTGCGTTCTGACGAGGGTGTCAAGACCGAAATATCGTTTGATGCGTTGCTGCGGAGCGACCTAGAGACGCGCTACCAAATCTACTCAACTGCGCGGCAGTTTGGGTTTTTGAGCGTGAACGAAATCCGCGCAGAACTTGGACGCGCAGGAATCGGCGAGGAAGGCGATGTGTTCCTGCAGCCAACAAACATGATCGATACCGCTACTCCATACGGCGGCAAAAACTTTAGTGATTTGGGGGTTAGCACGGACGCTGTTCCTGATCGCCCACTAGACAAAGTTGCGCCAACCCCTCAGCCTGACACCAAAGGCAGCAGTGTTCCAGTAGACAAACCAAAATCAACAAAACGCTATCTGAAACGAAAAAACAGGGAAATCAGTTAGAGATCGTTGTCAATCGTTGACAAACCTATAAGATTCGCAGGCACAAGGAATTGTCAAAAAAATGTTTACGTTGGGGTTTACATTTGAGGATCCTGTGATAAGATGCTGATACAAAAGGAAAATCAACAATGAGACAGCGCAGCGAGGAGGATGCCGAAAATGACATTCAAGACATCATTAGCGGAGAACACGATTCGCAAATAAAGCAGTTTACTGTAGAAGGGCTGCTAATGAAGGAGTACAAAGATCAGATTGAGGAACAGATAGCAGAAGATAGTGCGACAACGGGAAAAAAGTGGCGGCAACAGGGCTATGACACTAGGGAATTGGTGGCGGGTCTTGTAGAGGAATGGACTGAAGCGTATATTTATTCCTATGGAAACAATAACACTGACGAACCAACCCGTGCTGAAAAAAGCGAGGCGAAACAGCATGTTGTTGAGGTAATGACAAAGGCGATACAGCAGGAGTGGGAAAGTGTGTTTGGCGGAGTGGTTGATAAAGCCCTCGCCAAAAAAGAGCATCGTATGAAACATAATCTAACTAAGGAGAACACAACAATGAGACAGCGCAGCGATGATATTGATATACGCCCGTACGAACAGGCACTTTTTGACGATGTGAACGGCGAACTGGAAACGGCAACAGACACTTTCGTGGGTGTGTTCAGTAATGTGCTAGGCCCGCTTAGAAGTGACATTGCCAAAGACGGGCACGAGGGTGATTTTGATGAAGCCGTGCAAAAGATGAAGGAAACCTGCATTGATGCAGTAGATGACATAGTCGTGCGATTGAAGCAAGACCTAGTCAGGTTCATCAAGAGCAATGACTGGTAGTTGCGAAATAAACACGGAAGCCAAAGGAAACCTTACCAATGAGAACAGTAGGACTTACAGATATGGCTCAAAACGGTGTCCAAGACATCGCTGATGAAGTGGAAAGCCAACTTACAGCACTGGTCGCTAACCTGCAGGAAGAGTTCGCGTTTGGGGGCGAAAAATATATCAAGGCTGCAGCCAGTAGGTTTGAAGATGCAGAGGATATCGCAGACGAAATAATTTCTGCCAAAGAAGAGGTGGTAGCCACACTGGCCGAAGCATTGGAGCGACTAGCCGAAGAATGCCGCGCCATGTTCAATATGGAGCCACTTGATGACGAGACCCAAACCCTACTTGGACAGGTGGAAAAGTTCAAAAGCGACATCGTCAAGGGGCAGGACGGCGGCTAAACAAACTTAGGAGAACAACCATGCGCAACAACAACATCTACAACCACGATCCCAAGCCCAAGCCAACGCCGAAACTTCAGCGGCGAGATGCGAACGGTTTCAATATTGACAAATACTTGATAAGACTTGGAAAGTTTTGTGAGCAGGAAGTTCAAAGGGCGATAGATTCTGTCAGCCTAAAAATGGAGACGATGTTGGTAGAAGAAATTGGTAGGGAGTGGGAGGAGCATATTGATCGAAATGCCTTTTTGGAAGACGGGGGTAACAACGAAGAAGCAAAACGCCTAGCGAAGGAAATAAACGAAGAATGGATAACCGCATGCGAGGACGCGGCGGAAAGTTTTGCTGTAACTTTTTCGAGGGAAATGTCGCCAAAAATTGCGTATCTGCAAATGTAAGGAGCAAACAAATGAGTAGGTCGAGCAATCAGGCAATTTTGCAAACCCGTGACATCGCTTCCGCTGACGCAGCGCGGTTGCGTCCGCGCTACCTTGAATCGCTGATTGCGAAACGCTACGACAAGCACTGGTTGTACGGTGCGGTTCCGCGCACGATGGTTTCAACAGGAACGGTTGAGGTAAACGCATTCAACGCACTGTCTGCGGCGATGGTGGTAGCAGAGGATGCTGCACTTGGAGGAATCGACAGCACTTACATGGCGGCAAACACGAGCGTGTTGTCGGGTGCGCGACTCCGCATGACCGTTCGCGGTGGTGCATCAACCCTGTCTTTGGTACAAGCGGGAATGGTCAATCCGATTGCTACCGCACTGGTGGTGGGTAGGGAATACTGTATCGAAGTCGTGGGTAGTACGAATTGGACACTCTGCGGCGCAGCAAACAACAATGTGGGAACGATTTTTGTCTGTACGGCAGTCGGTACTGGAAATGGAAGTGCGTTTGAGACGAACTTTGTTTGGTCGGGCACTCTTCCA